ATTGTTGATCCGGTGCCGCACTGCATCAATGTAAATATGGTTCCGCTTTCACCTGTGGCAGGCAAAGTAACTACAAGATTAGCACCCTCTGGGTCGCAATTTACTATTGATCCAGTCTGTTCATTCAGAAGATTTATATCTTCAGTAGCATGTACTATATTTGCCCTAGTTTTTGCTTTACCTGAAATTTCCCTAAAACGAGCATCTCCAGAAGAGGTAATCGCAAAATTATCATTAGGGGATAGAATTGCTCCTATTGTAAATGTTCCACTCGCAACGAGATCCCCGTCAACTTCCAAATTTTCATATATTTTTGCAGTATCAACATACAAGTCATAATTATGAACGGCAGATGGTACCCTAAGTGTGTTATACTGAGATATGCTTATGTCAAAATATGGCCTAATACGATCCCCATTTAATTGGGTTTCCCAGTATTCACTTGAAGGATAAACGAGAATATCTGTTACCCAAGGAGCAAAACCCTCGGTTGGGTCACCTCCGTCTACTTGCGTCAAATTGTGATCAGCGTCAAGAACATGTAGAGGAAACGATGAAGAGTCAGGCGGTGTGCTTGCCGAACCTTCTACGAAACTAATAAATTGATGAGTTGGCTGATAACCCCCGCTAACTGTAATTTCATCTTGCATAAAATCCACTTACTGAAACGGTTTGTGTATTATCAGCAAAACCCATTACATCACTACCTAAGTTAACTATTTCGTACTCAGATATTTCATTTTTGCACGGATAGGAAAAACTTCCCCCGTGACCAATATGTTCAACTGAATAGCTAACTTTTTGTCTATAAATAAGGGAATCAATCAAGAGCTCTTTATTTGCGTCAAAGTGAATAATTGAATCCACCATTTGGTTTGGCCCGAATACACCTGCCCCTGAGTTTATCAAAACTCTGTCTTTTCCGCTTTCAGCGAGATATGCTTCAAATGTTAGTGCTTCGGGGTTCAGTAAAAATGTTACTTTATACTGAGTGTTACCTTTTGTATTAGAATTATCGATAACGATTTCGCCAGCGCCATCCATCCCTAAACGAGTTATGTCATCAAGTATAGATATTTTAATGCTGTAGGGCTCCATGGGTGTTCGTATTGTCAAGTCAACCTCCGAACCATCGAGCATCACCTGGTCTGTAATAGACCTATAGGCTTGTCCCGAAACCCTGGCGGATCCAGTTCCTTCAATTTCTGCGGTCTCGTATGATAAGGAGCCCGTCCATTCAGAAAAATCTGTGTCGTCTAAATTATCAACAACAATATTATTGTGTCGCAACCTTATTCCAACAACTTTACCAGTAAGGTTGGTTAGTCTGAAAGATTTAGCCCTGTGGTAGGGCAATGCGCTGAAGTTATTATCAGTAGTTGCCGCAAATGTACCTGTATTATTTATCTCTGCCACGGTCTCTTCCCTTAATCTTTGCATATATGCTAACACTAAGATGAACGGCCGTCAATACAGCACAAACACAAGCCGCTACTAAGTGCACGGTCTCCAATGTAAAACTAGCGAATGTTCCAAGGAATCCAACTGCCGTATCTCGATCCATTACTCAGATTCCTTTAGGGGATCCTCCACCTCTGCTTCACCTACTTCAATCAAATCCTCTGCGGGCTTAGACTCCGCCGCTGGTTTGTCTTCTTTCTTGGCATACACCGCATGAGGATTTTTGTCTGCCTCCTGCTGTTGCATTCCGAATAGACGATAGGAAACCGGTTGACGACCTAGCTTTTTTTTTAGCGACTCGTAGCTGTCTTCTGGAATCTCTGTTACAAGGTCGCCGTGCATCTTTATTAGAATCTTTGCGTCCTTATCTTGGTATGCACCAAATCCACGCTCTTTTGATCCCACCATGATTGTATCATGCTCGCACCCGTAGTCATATGGTATTCTGCTAAATAATAAATACTTCATAATAAAAAGTAATCCATGCCCCCCTCCCTTGAAAGGAGAGGGACACGGATCTCAGTTGGGAATTAAGAGATGTAAGAGGACCAGTTAGATGTTGCTGCATTTGCATCGAAATTTTCGATGATCAAATGGCGGGCAGGAACATCCATCATGGTTGTCCATTTTGTGGAGCGTAAGGAAAACTCAGTTTCCTTGTGCGCCATGCGACATCTGTACAACTTATCCGTTTCAGGATGTGGAGACTTACGAGTAATTGCGTTGGTTCCAGCAATACCGATCTTAACATCAGACCAATCAATGAACCACATAGCGCGCATCACCTTAGAGTAAGTGCTCTGATCTCCCAAGGAAAGGACATCTGTAGAGGACTTCTTGCCATCAACTCCAATTACTTTAGCACCATCTGCAGGTCCGTCGGAACCGAACAGGCTAGATTGATGATTCAAAATATCATCAAAGTAGGGATCATGGAACACCGCAAGTTGACAACCAACTTCAGGAAGATCGTACATTGAGTAGTTGAACAACAAGATACCGTTGTGTGTAATCTGTTGGTTGATCTGCGCATGGCGATCAAGGTGCCATCCGTAACGTGCTTCGTAGTACTTATTGAATACTTCAAAGATTTTATTGTATGTAAAGCGATCAGTCATGCAGTCAATCACGCTAATCGAAGATCCATCCTGCTCACGGTTGCGCTTCAGATAGTAGATGTCAGCTTGTAGCGACTCAACTGTCAGTGCGGAACCGCCTGCATTCTTGATGCGATTAGACTCACGAAGAAGCGCACGTATACCAAGGGCATTTGACTTATACTCGAGTGTGCAAGTGTCGTCCTCTGGATCAGTTACCGCGGGAAGATTCATGTAGGTTTCTGGAGTTTGATTCTCCGAGATAGCCTGGTTGAACCATGTTGAGCGTAACCACTGATCTTGGCTTGCTTTGGAGGCAATTTTGTTTTGCTCCGCCAAAGGCTGATAAACCATAGATTTTAGATAAGGATTAACATCTCCGTTCATAATTTTCTGGAGAGTTTCCTTGTAGGTCTGATCAACAGTGCGAGATTCACGAGTGGTTTGCAACCAATTAACAATAAGCTTTACGCTTAAATCGCTAGGCTGATTGCGGCACCATTCTTCGAAGTCATTAACATTGTTAGCTATTGTTTGAACAACACCCTTATCAAGCTCATAGTCAAGCTTTCCGGCATAACCAGAAGCGATGTCGCCTCTTGTTCCCCATTCGGCAATTGAGTATCCTGATGTTCCGTCGGACTTCTCTTGCTTAAGATCGGGGCCGACAGGACGGAGTGTTACTTTAGCTTTTGAGATTCCGTTTTCGGTAGAATCAGCAGATCCCAAGATTTTAAACTGGGACTCAACTGGATCACCATTCGCATCCCAAGAGTTTACAATCACAAAACCTCCAGCCAAGAAGTAGCGTTCAATATGCTCGATTGGAGACGCCCAATCAGATGCACCAAGATTAACTGTGATCTCTTGATCTCCACCACCTACAGCGTAACCTGATACAACTGGAGAGTTGGAATCAGCAGCTCTTCCGCTCTCAACAGCAAAGTAACCACTATTGATAATCGAACGCTGACGACGCTGGATATATGGAAGGATAATTGATTGCTCAGAAATATTTACCTTATTGATAAGAGGCTTAATATTTGTGATCGAGCTATTAAGAAGTGCGACAAGTCCGCGCTCCTGAACTCCAAGCATTGCTGCTTCTGCCGAGCTTGCAATAACGCGAGCTAAGTCTATTTCCTTATTGGAAAGAGCTTCAAATTCCGCAGGGGTCAAACCCTTGATGGAGGCGTTAGTAAGAGTACAGCCCGTTGTGTCATCACATTTAATGATACGCCCAAACCCAGCATCACGCACAAGGTTCGATTGGCTGATTGTAGTAGAACCTGGCTCAACCGCTTGAGAAGGCGCAGGCATGTTTGGATCGTTTATAGCCATTTTATTATATAAGGTTAATTGTTACACTATTATTCGTGTAACTCTTATAATAACACAAAGGCTTAACTGACGGGGAAAATAGGTTTTTTTATTGAAAAAAACTTTAAATCTACAAATTTTGCTTTTGTTTTGTTGATATTAAAATCGGTTTTTTACATTCCCAAAACCGACTCAAAAGCACTTTTAGCTGGTGTTGCAGGAGATTGATTAGGCGTATTTCCTGGTCTTGGCTTAGATGCGACCTTTGGTGGTGAAGATCGTTTAGCCTTCGGCTTAGCCTTTTGTTCTTTAGGTTGCGCAACCTGTTTTGCGTAACCTGATTTCTCAAGTATTTGCCTCTGCCTAGTGACTGACTCTTCAATCCTTTGCTTTGCCCTCATCGTGAGAATCGCAATTAAATCTGCATCATCCCAAGTCCAATACGGCGTCCTCTTTGATTCTGGTAGCTTAAAAAAGCGCTCCCTTCTCATAAATGTTTTACCATCTTGCTGAGTTTGCCCTGTCTGTATGTAGTTTTCTTGCTCTTTATTTACCCAAGAAAGTAATTTTGAGTGCACTGGATTTGACTCATCGAACGCAACCATCCCTTGGGTTATATCCAAAAGCAGATCACCAAGGTTATGTAGGTCTGTGGTAATGGAATTTACAATTTGAAATTCAAGTGGATTTGATTCTGCAAAAGCCTTAATTGATTCCTGATCTTTTGTTACATCCGCAAATTCTTCAGGTAAAGCCTTGGTTGAATATTCTCTAAACTCCAATTTTTGCTTGTGAACTTGGGGGGCTTTTCTTGCTCTCTCCTGCTCTATTCGTGCGCGCTCTTTTTCAGGAGCTTGCTTTTCCTCAATTCTACGCATTGCCTCATGGACATTTCTTTCACGCTCTACATTTTTGATGTCTACTTGGCTGAAGTCGGGTCTATTTTTTTCTATAAATGACCTGTAATCTTCATCCTCAGATAAGTCTACATTTGGATCCTCTGTAATTCTTTTATCTATGTAGTTCTTAGTTTTCTCAAAGTAATCCTTGAACTGCTTATCTTTACCTTTAAATCCATCCATATTTTGGGATGCAAATTTAGCTAATTCATATATATCTTTTTCTTCAGGCAAGAGACTATCTATAAATTCTTTATCGGGATTTTCTTCCGGGAAAGCATATTGTGGAGCGGGATCTTCAGTTTCAATTTCAGGATCGACAACTTGCTTTACTTTTTTCTTTTTGGTTGTCTTGGGCTCCTCTTTTTTAGGCTCCTCTTTCTCAGCCTTAGCTTCCTCCTCTTGATCTCCCTCTGGCTCCTCCTCCTCAGATTGCTCCTCAGGTTCCGCCTCCTCGTCTGTCAAAAGTTGATCTACAGCTTCATTCAATGTTATAGGTTGCCCTAAGTCTTCTTCTGGTTCCTGAGTCTCCTCCTCTGTAGGCTGATCTGCGGCTTCAAATAGTGCATCAAAGAGCGAGCTAGGTTTCTCCTGCTCAACTTCCTGCACTTCTTGCTGCTCTTCTTGTACGTCTTCTTGTACAACTTCCTCCTCTTGTACTTGTTCTTTTTCTTGCTCTTCGCTCATAACATTACTTGCTGATCGGGACTTGTTTTTGGTTGTTGTTCTGGTTCAGCCGGCACGGGAGGACCACTTTCTTCGCCCGCATGTGCTTCCTGTGCTTCTTTAGCAACAACCATCAATTGCTTGACTGCTTGCACCAGTTGAGGCCATTGCTCTTTCAATTGTCCAATAAATTGCTCATTCTGCATGTCACCAAGCTCTTGAGCTTGATCTGCTTCATCTGTATCTAGCCTTAAATCGTGCGCACCCGAAAGTCTGAATATTTCATTTAAAAACATGAATATCCTATCTTTTCCAAGTGCCTGGGCAACCCCATCGACCTGCATCATACCTTGAAGTGTTTGACTTAATACCTGTGCGGATTGTGTATCCCTTGCTCTTTCTGCACCATCCCTGCTACTGAATAGATATTCATGGATTAAATTTGATGGCTCACCTATAATATTTCTAGCACTTGCTTCGGAAAGGCCTTCCTCTTGGGATCTAAACCCTGCTTCCTGTATGACATTCTCTGTGTACCTTTGCTTAATTGGTACAATAAACTTATCGGTAGAGCAGGAAACTAGATGCTCGTAAAACAGCTTTTTTGCTGCAGCGCGCATGTCGTCTATGCCTTCTGATATAAAAGAGTAAATACTATTGGTAGTATTAGCTATCTCGGCAACCTCTGTGGCACTAATCTCTCTTGGAGCGGGCTGACCAAGCTCTTGTGGAGACAGGATCAGCAACCGCTCGACGAGATTAAGCAACTGGAGGATTGCTTGGATTGACTGATTGATTCCAGCCGAAAGTTCTTTTTGCGCATCAACAACAGTAATAAAATCTTTGTTGTTTATTCCTAAGTCCGCGGCTTTTTGTCCCGAATAGAATAATGCTTTGGGTTTTGCATAAAATGTATCTTCCGCAAGAGCATCTTTTATGTATTCCTTTACATCATCATCGAGCGCGTCCTGGTCTATACAAAAGATTTTCATCATGCTAATCTTCATATCGTGAAGCATTTTAGTCATGATATTTGAAAGCTGATCCTGGAAAGGCATTATTTCGTGCGCAACTGAAATGTTTGCCATGCGATCATCATTTTCATTTATACCTCCATATATTGCAGGAAGCGAAGGTAGGTATTCTGCGTATATTACAGTTTCGTCACTTGCTACTGTAAACTTAATCCACACATCGTGAGGATAATCCCCCAACCCATCGCGCTTTGGATTTACCTTCATGCACATATTGGTAACAAACATACCCTTGTCCTCATCCTCTGATGAATATACACCTACATGCTGAGTGCGCTCGTTGTGAAACGGAAACTGATCCTGCACCTTTGGAAAAGACATATTATCACTGAAGTAATAATTGAAAAATTCCGCATAATCAGAATAAAGAGAATGAAGCGAGTTGGTAAAACTTATCTCATCGGAGTTCCATGTAGATGGATTATCTTTAATATCGCCGTACCTGATAATATCCCAGTAACCAATCCATTCTGGCCCCTGATTGATATTTAAGTCATGCAAAGGTTTCGATTGATCCCATACAACTCTAGTCGGATGAGGTGTCTTTAACTTAACCCCAGACATCTCGGAGTAAGAGGATAGATTTTTCTCTCCAGTTACCGAATCAACAGTTTCTCTCCACTGAACCTCTTCCGTCCATGCAGTTTCAGGAAATGCAATAGAATGCCCATACATGAACATTTGCCTAATAATTTGCTCCCATAAATGCCTGTACCCAAACTGATCTGTCATCATCTCAACTCTTTGCGACAATACATCAGCCCGAACCTTATCTTCCATCGCGGTACTTCTGGGTTCGTACTTAAAATATGGATAGAGATTACTAAATCGGTGCACTTGCGCAGCTACTCGACGAGTAACATAAGATCTAATTAAATTTACACTAACCTCATACAGGCGAAGAGTGTTTATATTTTTTAGATTTCCTTCATCATCATATTCGCAAAATTGATCGGCGGCATTGACATTAGTTAAGTCTTCCTGGCACTGCTCAATAGAAATTTTGCCCTGCGCATACTGAAGTAAAGGAACAGTTGCTTTATTTATAGGCATACTATCCCATGCAATGTCCACTGACATATATAACTTGGAATGCTTTGTGGAAAACCTTATGCCTTCTATAATTCTGGACTGTATTAAATCTTGAAACTTCTCTCTTGTCTCCAAGTCCTTACCCTTCTCAGCAGTAAATATTTCGCGCAATCTTGCCTGCGTGCATCCAAATCTTTCAAGTATATCTAAATTAACCATCTTTATCTCCCGTAAAATCGAATATGTTTTTTATTGGGTCTGGCACCCAATTTTGCATAAATTTACCTTCAATGACTGAAAGCAGTATGCAGGCAGACATGGGCAAAGGTCTTGTTTTTGTTATTTTCAAATCTAAATCTTTCACTCCGATCAGTGTGCCCAGTTCTGCATATGTCATTCGGAAGAAAGCGCACATGCGCTCTACGCGCTTCTGATTCCAAATTTTCGGGAGACCCAACTTTGCATAATGACACTCAATGAGTGTAGATGCTGCTGTTGAATCATTCTTCCTCTTCGACCTCTTCCCCTTCTTCGTCATCTTGACTCTCGAGGGAGTTGATTGAGATAACATTATCCAGTGGCATGGCTGCTCTATTTTCGGACAACTCACTCACGGATGCCTCAACAACAACCTTAACCTTATCGCCGACTGAAACACCCTCGAAATCCTCTAAAAGATCAGGATTATTCTTGAGATCTATCGATATAATACTTTCCATAATTTGTAACTTAGGATTTATTGTAACTAAAATCAAGCCCCTAATTCCACTATCTCACCAGCCGATGCACGACCCACATCTACATAGTGGGTGGACTCATAATAAATTATAGGATAAGACAGGGCATCGAAGGCATGCACATAAACACTTCTCTTTGGTTTGAATGCAACATTGGGGTCATAATTTTTGCTAGGCTTTTCACTAACTAAATTCTTAAACATTTTTGCGCATTTGGTGCACTGAGCCGACATCAGGAACTCTTCGGATGCGAGCTTCGCTATCATCAACCTAACCCTTGCCTCGACAGATCCACTAAACTTTGGTGCAGCTTTCATTCTTATTGGTTCCAGTTTAAAAGTTGCGCACTTTTCTTTAGATATTTCTTGTATATCCCTCACATCGTAAGAGCCTGTTTTTGCTCGATACTGATTAAATGCAGAATTATCTGAAATGTGTATATATTTAAATTTATGATTCATGCGTCTATTCCAGTATGACATTTTGCGCATGACCATTGGAATTAATGTGGTGTATGGAAGTTTTTTATTTATTACGACCATTTCGTCAAATACAGCCCAGATTGTTTTATCTGCACCTGGTAATGCTTGCATAAAAATTATGGCATTATTTACAGAACCCGGATCCCATCCGCAAATTATCGGATATTTCGTAGATGGCAGTATTCCGTTTTTTGCATCACCCTTAATGTGCATTGCATTATTGAAATAAGGACCGAAGATTGCATCTCCTGCAGGGCGATCTATCCACTCACCCCTTACCATTCTCGCCTCCTCGACGGGATCAGATTTTACTGCCTCTATGATTCGATCGTAATAGCCGAGCGGTAAGTTTGCTTCATTTTCCTTAATAGGAACATGATATGTTGAATAGTCTTCATTCCAGTTACCATCAGCATCATAAGGTTCCTCAAAAAATCTTTTATAAACCCAGTGGCTGGGTCCGTCGGGATTGCAAGCAGCTAAATACTGCTGGGGGCCATGTATCCCCTGCCGTCTACCCAACTGTTGAACCACCGCATTGAAGTAATCTGGTGTATCTAAGTTGGTGAGCTCGTCCACAAAAACAAGACTGGGCTCAAAACCTTTGATCCGATCCTTAATGAAAGCACCATACGGAACAGATATAAGAACAACTCGAGAATGACCACCAAATCGATTCTCTATATCTATATATAAATTTTTTTGAGTATCCTGTCTTTCATCTGTGTGCGATAAATTTATACCCTCTACCCACTCGGGTAGTATTTCGACTTGCAGTTTATGCCACACTCCACCAAGGGTAGCCTGAGACCTAACACCTACTATAATTAAAGCTAGTGCATTAAAGTTTTCATAGCAGTGACGAACAAGTTTATGGCCACCGAGTGAAAAAGTTTTTCCGGAACCCCGTTCACCATAAGCAAGTATATACTTTGCAGGATCATCAAATATGCGTTGCTGAGTAGGGCTGAGCGAAGGAGTCCAGCTGGATACCTCTTTTGTTTCCTCGCTTTCATGCTCTACTGCTTGGGCGAGACGCTCAGCTAGTACCTTGTCCTTGAGCTTCTTCTTCGACATCTTTCAGTTCTTTTAATGGTCTGAACCCTGGTTTCTTTTTAACACCAGACTTCTCTTTTTGATCATAAAGTTTTAGTTGAAACTCTAATCCCTTCAAGAGTCTGTCATGGAACTTACCCTGTTGCTCGCATGCCTGTATTAGTAGTCTGGTCTTCAAAGCCTTTTCCTCAGGATCCATCATTTCATCCTGGAGCTCTTCCCTTAATTGTTCTCCTACCTCAAATAAAGCAACATTTTGTCGTATGTTTAGTTTTTGCGTAACACGCAAAGCTTCTGCCATAAACATTCCAACCGAATCATCAAACTCTTTAAATACTTCTAATTTTTCAGCATTATTAGGATTATTGAGCATCGACTTGAGATCATTCTCAAAGGCATCCCTGCCATTTTTGTTTAATGCTTCTAGCATTCGCTTATTCTTCACCTCGGGCGATTCTTCTCTTGCCAGTATCTCAACGGAGTCAGGCAACGGGTCGGCAGTGCCATTCTTTATCCAAATAGATCTTAATTTGGCATCAGTGGAAACTCGTTTTCTTATGTAATCATTCCTTACACCAAAATGCTCCGCAACCTTTGCGTAGTCGCCATCAAAATCAACCATAGCTTGCCCTAACAGATCCGTGCTTATCTTATGACTTTTGGGCATTTTCCAGTAATTTTATCAAAGGAAGAAATACTGTCTCCCAATGACCTGATTGTTTTAAATAACTAAATTTCGCAGAACTCCTAGTATAAGCACGTGCGCGATTCCTGTCGTAACAGTTAAAAGGATCAAAATTACAACCCATGCAAAAAGATTTAATTTTAGAAATGGGCAGAGAATCCCATGATGTCATTTTGCTTATTTTCTGTACTTCGACTACGGGCAACTCGCCACCAACTGCAATCTCTTGATCTGACATTGCACGCACATGCTTGGGGGCAAACTGCCTCCTGGCAAGCAACCTAACTAAAGCAGGTGGATATTCTTCAAGGATCTCCCAAGGAGTCTTTTTTCCACTTTTGGATGTTGTCATATACTGGTTTCAGGTCTCCCCACCCTTTATCGGTCGTTCCGATGATAACATGCTTTGCGTCATCGTCGCAGCGTTTACCAACCAGAATCCAGTCATCACAATACTCCCCAACGGTAGACTTTATTCTATCGTATAGGTCAAAAGCCTCCACTTTTGATTTAGGTATATTATTTTTTTCATGCCAATCCATGGATTTTAAAATTTGCACATCCAGCGATAAATGCAACACGAAAATTCGTGTTACGGAATATATGTTAGCCCATTATCGCAAAATATTTATCGGATAATTCCTTATCTACTCGATTGTTCTTATAATTTTTAAGGAATGTTTCGGATGACATGTGCCCCATGGTATCTAATGCCCACTCGAAAGATCTCCAGTACCCATAACTACCGAACGAATGCCTGGCACCATTGGGTGGATAATTAAAACCTAATCTTTTGGACGCTCTATATCTTGCCTTATTAACTGAATTATAGCTTGGCATAATATTGATCTTCTTTTTAGGTATCCAACTCCATAGATTTTCAGGTGGCTTAATCCATCTCTCTCTACCGGTCTTGGTGTGTTCTGCCCTTAATCCTATTGATTTACCCCAACGAATTGTAGAGTAATCAAGTGTAAGCATTTCTATCTCTGGTCTAATTCCGGCAAATAACATAAGAGCGAGTGCAGGACGGTATTTGTCCGTTATCTCATTCAATAAACCCTCAGCCTGCTCGGGTGTAACTATCTCAGGCAGCTTAGAATATGTCTTCTTTTTTGAGTTTTTTAGACATGGGTTAGTTGATATGTACCAGTCCTGTACATTTCCACCAAAGCCTTTCTTTGCGCACCATGCCATAAATGTACGAACAGCCCGACTGTATCCTGCTTTAGTTTCTTCAGACCACTTACCAGACATTACATAGTCCTTATAATCATTAACGGTTACCTCATGAACGGGACGATCCTCTCCAAACCAGTCTAGGAATTTATTTACTCTCTCTACTGTAGTTCTGTACCCCTTCTGTTTCGGCTTATTGGGGTTAAAATTATTTTCTAGATAGTCGTTATAATAAAGTTCTTTTGCAACAAATAGTATCGTCTCCTCTCCAACTGGCTCCTTCTTTCTGACCTCTGCCATCCAAGATAAGACATCGAATGCTTTTGCTTCAATTACTGAATTAAAAAATTTTCTTCTTCTTTTTCCGTCATGCTGAACATCCACGACCCATTTTACAGATCCACGAACTGTGCGTTTTTTAATTACAACTTTCATATTGCCAAATTTGTTGCCAAAATAACCATAAATTTGTGGGTATTCGTGAAACTTAGTGAAGTAAACAAAAAAACACCCCCCATTGCTGAGAGGTGCTTGTTTAGTGGGATTGACGCTATTTTAAAATGGTCGGGACGGTGAGATTCGAACTCACGGCCTCCTGCTCCCAAAGCGGGTGCAGTTTCGCTTATTTACAAGGGTTCATGAGTATGTTGTCATTTTGTTGCCAAAATTTGCTCTATTGCATCTAGGGTACAACTGTCGTGTATTAGCACCCATGTAGCTATGCTGATATTACAGATCAAGGAGATCATCAAGATTACACCAAGGCATAAGACCAATGTCTTTAAACTTTGAGCGATCCCCTCTACCTTCTCTACCTTTAAGGTCAGGTCATGCACATCATTTAATCGAGTACCATCAACTCTTACTTCGCCAATCTCACCATCCAAATCAGTGCTCCATTCCTGGGCGTCATGTAATATAGTTATGTTTTGGGTGGTGGTATTCATTATTATTATTTCCTTTCTATGTCAGCAGCGAACCTATCAATCTGCAGAGCTTTGGTTGGCTTATAGTTTTCGCAATATATTTGGTCTAAGTATTCAACGATTGCATCCATTATGAATGCAGAGGCTGATTTCTTAGTAATAGCTAGATGGTTGTTCATCTTCTCCGCTAAGTCCAAAGGGATTCTAGTGTTAATCGCGTATAGGGTGTTATTTTTATTTTTTGTCATTATAGCTTTCTCCAAAAAGCAAATGGGGCAATTTCCTTCTTTATCTTTTTGTATCACTATCTGTCAAATAAATAGAAATTTTAACATAAATTAATTTTTTTCTTTTCTTTTCCTTTATCATCATTCATAACCCTTCTTCATGGATGAGAATAGTAAAGAATCATACTTAATGAAAGGGTCTGAAGTAATATCCTTTCTTGGTCTAAAAGCCACGGCAGGCTACAGATACTTGGCGCATTTGGAGCGCCATCGAATCATTCGTCCAATCAAACTTCCCGGTTTTAAAACACCAAGATGGAAAAAGGATGAAATTGTTGAACTAGCAAATACTCGTGAGGCGGTTGAGTGCCCTGAGTTTGTCGTAAATCAAAATGGAGGAGAGCAATATGGAATTACCAAATCTTAACGGTCTCGCTGACCCTGAAAATGTATCACAAAAAGGGACGGGAACATTTAACGCAAGTTACATTAACTGGGGTCGCACCTTGCACGATGTAAGATCTAAGGCACCAGGATGGATGCCCGAAATGGCATTGGATATTGATGGGAATCAAGTTCACAAAGCACCCGATGGATCGTGCTATTTAGTCATTCGTTTTACCCATATCGACGGGACAATGACCGCAGGGATTCCTCATGCGATCATGGATAATCGAATGCAACCAATTGCGGGAGATAAAATCGGGTCAAGGGATGTTGCAGACTCTTTTGTCCGTGGGGCGTGTAAAGCCGCCGCCGCCTTATTCGGGTATGCGTGGCAACTTTGGTCTAAGGATGATCCTCTCGAGCGCACTCAAGAGGAGGATGATGAAGCGGAGAAACTAAGGGAAGCCCGAGCAGAGGAAAGAAAAAATATAAAGGTCGGCAAAATCCTCCAGTCACAAGCACTCTCAGAGGAAGAGATTAAGTATGTGGGTGATGACATTACTGATCAGCACTCTACCCCACAGGGGTGGCTAGAGGAAAATGATCCCATAGCTGTGCAGGAGGAAAAGTCATGGAAAGATGTGATTTGTGACTACAAAAAGCATAAAGGCAAGACTGTAGGTCAAATCATGGAAGAAGATCCGACCTACCTAGATTACTTTTCTGACAAAACAGACTCCATGAATAATAGGGAGTTTGCCGAAGCCTTGATGATGTATGCGAAAAGCAAAAATCAAGACGGGAATCAGGGATTCGGGCGAGTAGCTTAACAATAAACACTGGAGGGAAATATGATAACACTAGAAAAACCTAAAACAAGTAATCCACAATCAAACCTCGGATCGAGAGGGGATGAATGGTTATATAATCATGAGCATGATCTTTTTGTGAGAGTAATGAAAATTACTCCCGACTTTGCAGAGTCAATGCTCGGTCAGCAAACCAAGAACAGGAACCTATCTAAAGCTACTGTCGAGAGATATATACGCTCCATGAATAAAGGTTACTGGATGCTAAATGGAGAGTCGATTGTTTTTCAGGACGGAAAACTAATAGATGGTCAACACAGGCTCCATGCCTGCATAAAAAGCCAAGCATCATTTACTACAATAGTTGTAGAGTTGGGAAAGAGGCACACAACCGCTTTTGATTCACTCAATCAAGGAAAGAAAAGAAATCTTTCGGATGTTTTATCTGCAAACGACCACAAGTACACCACGCAACTTGCTGCAGCAATTTCCTTGGTCGGTAAATTTGACCTAGACAGAAGGATCAGTGGGAATGGAAGTGCAAGTAGAATAGCAATTTCAAATTCTGAAATAAATGCATATTGCGAAAAATATCCCGAGATAGAGCATATGATACCGCTCGTATCAAGATGGAGAAAGTCGCTACCAGTAAGACTCTCTCCCTTGGTTGCTTTGTACTATCTTCTAGTTAGAGCACAGTCTTTCGACAAAACGATGGTGCATTCATTTATGGATAAAGTGTTTGACGGAGTTGGACTGGAAAAGGGATGCCCCACCTTAGTATTCAGAAATGCAATCCTAAGAAAGCTTAATGAGAAAACCATTATGGAGCCGGGTTGGCTAATCAAAGGTGGCATAATATCTTGGAATCACTTTTTGTCTGGCAAGAAAATTTCATATCTCAGGGTGGAGCGAGGTATGACTATTCCAAATGTTTTGGTTCACGGCATCGAAAGGGCTACCTTAAATGGGTGACGAAAGAGGCGGAGCTCCTTCCGCGTCGAAGATCTCTGCTATCGTAAAATGCAGAGGGTACCACATGGCTAATCAAAAGTTCCCTTGGTATGGGGACAGTGATGCCGCCAGTGAGGGTACAATAAGACATGAGCATGAGGAGAATCAGACGCCACTGGATGAGATTTTGGATGACGAGCAACGGATTTGTGCACTTAGATGTCGTCAGGCACTTGAGTGGTGCAGGGAAGATCTCGGTCTGAAGGAAAATGAAACTACAATCGAACGTGAGGTGCGGTTGTGGTGGGATGGTAAATGGTCAGGGCAACTTGACTACTTAGAGACATGGAGCAAGTTAGTTGAAAACAAACTGACTGAGTTCGCATTTCTTGCGGACTATAAAACATTAAGAGGGGATCATGATCCTGCTTTTGATAACATACAGCTACTTGCTCAAGCTGCCTTGGTACACAAAAACTACCCTAAGGTCTCAGAGGTTTTTGTAGCCTTAATTGAGCCTTTCAAGGAGCCCATGTACACGACTGCCTCATACACTGATGCTCATCTTAAGGGTAAGGGTGAGTGGATTACAGAAGTAGTAAATGAGGCAATGGATGAGAATGCTCCAAGAACGGCGGGGCCGTCGCAGTGCAAATGGTGCTCGGCGGTCCCGTTTTGTCCTGAAGCACGAAATTTAATGAAAGTAATAATGGAGGGAAAATATGGAAGATTGGTTGAAAGATGAAGATTTGGCAGAAGCAATGTCCTTGGCGGTATTTGCTGAAGCGTTTGCCAAAGCAATAAAAGCGGCAGTCAAGGCAAGGCTGGAGGAGAATGAAGAGAGTGTGCCAGGATATAAACTGCGTGGAGGTGGATCGATTACCTCTTATGACGCAAAAGAGGTGGCGAATGTAATAATGGATACTAATGTCATAGGTTGGGATAAATTGCTTAGTGCGATGAAATTTTCAATGACGCCATTTATTTCCGTATGGTCAGACAGTACAGGAATGAGTAAGGCAGAAGCGAAAAAAGACCTGCAAGAGAGGCTTAAGGATATTGCCAGAAGTAAACCAAAAGCTCCTTCAATAATGAAATCACATGCCCCAAAAAAGTAATGGAACAGGGAGAGAAGATAACCTTGAAGGTACTGAAGAGAACCCCTTCGCTGAACACTTTTTTGAGGTGGAATCAATGGGAGCGATTAAAAGAAAAGAGGGAAATGACAATGGCAGTAGGAAACGCCATAGAATACGCATTATCTCAATGCGGGTCAGAATCTGCGACCCAGACAACCTTGTTGGGGGACAAAAGCATCTCATCGATGCGCTCAGGCTTGCAGGAATTATTCCTGAAGATGACCCGAACTCCATCATCCTCCAAGTCTCGCAAGAGAAGGTCAACGCGTACAAAAAGGAAGCCACGTGGGTGGAGATAAGCAGATGAGCGACAGAATATCATTTAGACTATCTCCCGAGGCTTTGGCAAATCTACAAGCGTTTACTAACGCAACAGGTAAGAAACCAAGTGAAATTGCTCGAGCAGGATTAGAGATTTACATGGCTCAATGTGGTTGGAGAATACAATCAAATTTGTCGGACATGTGTCGGACAAATGGACAAGCCGAAAAAGTACCAAATGTCGGACATGTGTCGGACAATTCTCACGCGCGTACGTGTGATACTAATTTAGATTTATCTAAAGATAAATCGTCGAGTCCGACAGATGATAAAAAACAGGCGGTTCAAGTTTGGTTCAAAAAGTTTTGGGTGAATTGTGACACAAAAATGTTCCCCAAAAGAGTGGTAAAAACAATAAGCGATCATTGGGAAGATTTAAGGGAATTATGTCCCGAGGAAACCTGCGATAAATTTAATGATTATTGTCGTAAGCAAGAATTGAAAGGCAGGCATCCAAAGCATCCTAACTCATGGCTTACCGACGGAGGGTACGAGAATGAAACCAACGAAGATGCGGAAGGGGGTATAGCGTATGACATTGAGTAATTACTGTGATTACGACGCTGAACGAGGCTTTGTCTCCACCACAAGGCATGATGATTGTGATGAGACTTATGACATTTGGTCATATGCTATTGAGTGCGGCGTTTCAGAAAATCATTTTTGTGACGATTCCATAAGGCAATATTTTGTTGCTCTCAAGGAGGCTGATAGGGCTGATGACTTCGGCATGTTTGGGGCGATGAATAGACTGCCTAAGGACTGGAAACAGAGTAATCCAAACTTCACCAATTCAGTGCTCCTATGTTGTGAGACATCACGGAGGGGTAGAGAATTTGTCGATCGGCTCGTAAAAGCCTTAAAATTTAGAGAACTCGAAAAGTTATCGAGAAAAATCAAACAGGAGATCGATGATTCGGGAAAATTAGATGATCCTACCAAGATTGCGGTAAAATTCGAAGAATCACTTGCAAATCTAATTGAGCCAAATAATAAAACCCTAGTATCTGCAAAAGAATTAGCAGAAGCCACCCATCTTGCCATGAAGGAGGAAAGGGAAAAGGGCGGTGCGACTATCGTTACAAATATTCCTTTTCTGAATAAAATTCTAGATGGAGGGTTTAGGGCGGGACAAATGGTTGTGGTGGCAGCCCGACCATCAATCGGAAAAACAACATTTTCAATGAATGTGGCTCACCATGCTGCTCATAAAAACAAGAAGATATTGTTTTTCAGCCTCGAGATGTCCAAGGATCAGTTGGGAAAGAAACTAGCGGCAATCGACAAAGGGGTAAATCTATCAAAATTCGCTGACAGAACCGATAACGAAGACGATAGGAGAAAACTGAAGGAGGGTTTGGAGAATATTTCTGAACTTCCGATATGGGTGGACGACGATCCAGCACAAACAATCTCTCAGATCCGAGCACAGGCAAAGACTATGAATCGTAAAGTGGGACTCGATGCGGTGTTTATTGATTACCTTGGCTTGATGGAACCTGAAGACAAGAGAGATGTAAGGGAACAGCAGGTCGCTCAAATATCAAAGGCGTGTAAGAGGTTGGCAAAAGAACTAGATTTGGTTGTATTTCTCATCTGTCAGTTAAACAGAGATTCAGCCAAAACTGGTGGACCCCCTGCCCTTCATAATCTTAGAGAATCTGGGCAGATCGAGCAGGACGCTGACATTGTGGTGATGTTGCACCGAGAAATGAAAGCAGGTGGGGACACTGAAACTACTGATATTATCGTAAACAAAAATCGTTTTGGTCCAATTGGTCACACGAAAGATCGTGTAACATTCGATAGGTTTACGCAGAGATTTAGGCAGAAAGAGGATCCACCACCAGAACCAAGACTCCATAAGGTTGCACGGCAACCAATACAGGGAGATTTCCAAAGCATAGATAGACTTCAAAATTAAGGAGGAAAAAATGATACATTCAAACAGCATAGAATCATACCATGACATCAAACCCGAGCTTAGTGGTAGGCGGAGGGATGTTTATATAACATTATACAAAAACTCATCGAAACTTACAGACAGGGAGGTCAAAGACCTTATGGGGTTTCCCGACATGAACTCGGTGAGACCCAGGATTACTGAGCTTGTAAATTCTGGATATGTGAAAGAGGTGGGTGCCACTAAATGTCCAGTAACAGGCAAAACCGTAAGACAGGTCATGGTCGATGAAAATTTACAGGAAGATCAACTGAGTCTTCTTTAATCAATAAATAAAAAATACAATGTTAGGAGAAATATATACAAACATCATAGGAACGTCGGTTGCAGAGCCAGAAATGAGACAGGCGGGGAAAAGACCCCTTCTTGAACTTAGGTTGGCTGTAAATGAAAAAATAGGAGACGGAGAAAGAACATCCTACATTACAGTAATCTCCTGGAGTGACAAACTGAATGACAAGCTCATGAATTTATCTCTTAAAGGTAAAAACTTGAGAATCAGAGGACCACTTCATGTTGAGCAGTGGGAAAAGGATGGACATAAGTTTCAGAAGCCCGTGGTCACACTGGATAAATTAACCTTCCTAGATAAGAAAGATGCTTAGGCGTGCTTTTAGATTTATCTACTTTCTTCCCCGAAGGGTGCGTCCTCTGTGGCGTGCTCTTCTGGGGCTTTGTCGCCTTCTGCGTTTTGGCCTTTATTCGGGGTTACGGGGACTGAATAGGTTGGGCAAAATAAGTGCGGTATTGAAGGATAACCTTCGTCGATAATTTTTGCTAAACATAAATAGTAATCAAATTCTAATTCTACCGGTTCATCTTTGTTGACTCTTTGCATAATGTTACATACAAATTCGTGTAACAGATGTGGGCAATTCTTTTTTTCTTAATACTTTTTACTTTTTGCGGATGGTTATATGTGGGATCTGGAAACAATAATTCGGATGAACAATGAAGCGTGGCGGGCCTCTCAAAAGAAAAACGCCATTAAGGAAAGTCTCGAAGCGTCGATCCAAAGAAATGAAGGAGTATGGGATCCTAAGAAAGGAGTTTTTGGACAAACTACCTATCTGCGAAGTGTGTATGAAGGCGAACGCAACGGACATTCACCACAAGGCGGGGAGGGGGAAGCATTATCTTGATGTGGACTCCTGGTTGTCCACATGCCGATTCTGTCATGACAAAATTCATAGAGAGCCCGCATGGGCGAGAGAGAAAGGATACTTAATATGAGTGGTAAATCCGCAAGACACACAAAAGGTGCCTTTGGGAAAAACAAAAGGCGTTCTAATGGAATTAAGTTGGTTCAAGTCAGCACTGCCAAGAACACGCCTACTGCAATGGGCAAAAGAAAGGTTAAGGAAATGGCAAAAATGGGATTCAGGAAAAAGACATGAAGTATTTACTTGCAATAATTGTATTACAAATGAGCGCATGTTCATACAAGTGCGATAGAAACACATGCTGCCCAATGCCTGGGCACGGGGATTTTTGCCCAATATGCGGACTGCCAATACCCGAAGCCAATGAAAACTAAACTCTTTCGCAATCGGATCCCTAAACCCCCTCCTTGGGATGACGACAACATTATTACCAAGGATGATTATTTTAAGATTATAAAATCTTGCGCAGAATCGGATATAACTAAAGCAGCTAAAGGGTTTTGGAGTAAAAGACCTGCGTCAGAAAGAAATGAACTAAAGAAATCCAAGAGAAATAAAGGATTAAAGCAAGTAGGTTTCACAATGGATCGCAAGCAATATGAAGCTGTTCTTGAGGCAGGTGGGAGCGATTCATTTAGTACAATCGCAAGAGATGCGATGAATCTGTACATAGCTAGCAAACAGGTGCCATGGTAAAATCGAAGTTCATAGATATAAGTAAGTATATCCATGGGTACTTCGTCACTGGACTCCATGACCTACTTACTGCTCATAAAGAAGAGATCGATGCGCAATTCCATGAAGAAAAGGGGAAGGTTGGATACAATGTTCCGTTGAGAAGAGACAAGCTCTGGTTGAACCTTCGAGACATCCACGAATCAGTTTTTAGTAATTTTTATTTATTTCAGGAGAAGTTTTGTCCTATGGATTCTGATTTCTCTGTTTACAAGCAAACCAACGAGAAGTGGTCTAAGCCGGATCTCTTGCCTCCGCACAAAGTTTGGCATAATCATATTCAGGACTCCACAATAACATCAGTGTGCTACCTGAATCCCCCTAAAGATGGTGGCGAATTAAGCTTATTTATGTGCGGAGCAAAGGAAAAGATTAAGCCTGGTAAAGATATTATCTACACATTTCCTTCGTGGATTTTGCATAAACCAGAAGCGCAGAAGGATAAGACTCCAAGATATTCGATCAATTGGGGTAAGTATTCATTTCACAAAGTAGTTCATAAAGTAACAGGAGATCTTTGGTGATGGAGACAATTATTTTATACGCAGCTTTTGTAATAGCTGTGGTTTTAATACTAGATCAAATATTAAATAAATGAGCAAAAAAAGTAAAAAATCTGCTCCTAAAAAGGAGATACCTAAAAACGCAGAGCAAGAGGTTAATGATGCACCGCTTGCGGAAATTCTTGTTGCAACTGCACTGCAGCTTGGTCAGCAAAGAAACCTAAACTTGGCTGAAGTTGTTGGGCACATGACAATTGGAACTATTGAGGCATACTCGCGTCAAATTAGGTCATGGGCAGAGGCTCAGCAAGCTTCTGCTGGCGCCGCTCAAAAAGATGCGCCTGCCGAAGGTGGCGACAGCGAGAGCTCAGAGGTTTCTTCCCAAGACGAAGACGAGGATACAAGCGAAACTTAAAGTGTTCGCAGGAGCACTCTCCGTACCCCTCAAACTCATCTAGGTCAACTAGGTGGACATTGCTTGGATTGGTCAAGCTCGTCAGTAGATACCTGCGGGCTTCCATCCATTCGATGTTCATTTGGTTGAATTTTTCCAGCCTTCAAGGTAAGCCATTTGCACATAATACTTGAGCATTATAGGGCTAAACTCATTCTCAAAATCAGTTTGCTCCTTGAAAACCTTAAATGCGTTAACGAATTTTCCATGTTCCTTATCGGACATGTCAACCGTATGACTTAAGCCGCCTTCTTGTTTTTGTATGCTACCTTGGCAAGTTCCAGATCTGGAGATTTCTTTTTCCACGACTTGGGTTTAGATGCTTTCTTAACCTTTTCTTGCATGCCATCTTTAATGGCACAAAAATTACAACAACTACTCCTCATTTTTTACCTCTCATTGATTTTTTGCCACGGCACTTCCACTTTTTACGCGACAAATCATTTGCGCAAGGTGGCTTCTTACATTTTTTGATACCTGCGCTTCGCGCGCAATAGGCGTCACCTTTTTTAGTACCTGGACGTATTCGGTCTCCGCCGGACTTTGCTTTTCCCGCTTGTCCGTAGCTTACTTTTCGGGTACGCCCCGTTTTGGGATTTCGCACTACTTTTACGAATCGCTTTCCTTTTGTTGGCTTTGCCATGATGTCCTCCTCCGTGTGTTCCGCCCATTATCTTTTAAGCTTTAAGCATTTACCCGCTTTTCTGCACTTAGCCTTATTTGGGCAAGAGCTGCACGGCTTGAAAGGTTTTTTCGCCATTGGTTTTTTATTTGCTTTTGGTTTTTTTCCGTATGCCATAATTATGCCTTTTTTGTTCTGCGCCCCATGCCTACTCTGCGCTTTTCAGCTACGAGCGCTTTTTTCTTTTTACCAACCTGTTTCCAGGTCTTGGGTGTTTTCTTTGAAATTTTCTTACTTGGTCGGCATTTTTTTACGCCTTTAGTTTTTTTATTACCGCATGGTCGACCTTTCTGGTCTGTCCACTTCTCCTTAAACCAACGCTTGAGTGCGGCTCCTTTAGCTGTCTTTCTTACGCCCATATTCAATCGAGGTTAAATAGAACCATAAATCGATCACTTCCTCTTTAGCAGCTTTAATACGATCCTCAAAAGACATCTTACACATTCCCCGATTACCATCGGGATTATGTTCTTTAATCCCGTTAAGAAATTTAGTACGGGCTGAATCGGCGAACTCCTTAAGAGCCTTATCCATAAGTTTTGCATCATCGAATTGGGTTCCCTTCACTTTTTCTTTCCTGCCCTCTTCTTCCTGCATTTGGCTATAGCACCACTTGCATAGGCAGAAGGGAACACCTTGTAAGAACGCTTTACCTTGTGGTAGCAGGCATCCTTTTTTGACTTAGCTGGTTTCTTTTTCGCTTTTCTAGCCATTATTCTGTTCCGTAAAGTACCTTGATCAAAGGATCTACATTGTCATCCAGAGCATCATCAACCGCATCATATTTGTTCACTACCTCTAGCGGGACTTTTGCCTTTCCGTAAGCATTCATGGCTTTTGCAACAGCTTTTTCAGTAGCAGTGGCATTGGGCATCATATCTATTGCCATGAATCTTTTTATTTTTCCAACTATCGGCAAAGCACCCATTCCCTCCAGCATTAATGTCAACTCCCCAATATCACCCTTCTTGTAGTCAGTGTATGCCCTCCATGCGTCATCATACGAAGCAACACCAGTCATGTCTACAAACTCGATCATATTCTCCCATAGCGGGTCACCATCTGACATTTTCCTTGAAAGAGTTAGGAAGTTCCCTAAATCATTACTATAGGCGGAGCCAGGACTAAAGCCATCTGGTCGTATTGGTGGTGCAGTAGAGGTTGAATCAAAAGTAACCATCTCATTGAGTGGCGCCATCGGCAAGGAGTTAAGCAAATCTACACCCGTGCCACCACCATAATCACCCACATCTGCCATTATATCCCCAGCCATTGTTACATATTAAATCGTGTTACTAAATCATGCAAGATACTTCGCTTTGCGTTTCTCAGACTTTTTGACGTAGGGTTGCCCTTGGTACCACTCTTCCCATAACACAGATGCGCGTAGCGCATCGGATTTTTTTTCAAAAATGAGTCCAATTTCTTTAGGAAATGGTGCACCTTTGGCGAGTCTGGGGCCGACAGGTGCCTCCCCCAGTGCACCCTGGGATCGAATAATCCACCTATCTTTTATTTTCCTCGGGACAAATTTATTCATCCTGCTCTTTCAAAGACAACAAATATTCTCTTGTCTCGATAAGCTTTAGGATGAGTTTAGCTTTTTCATCTTCCAGTCTCTTTTGGTTATTTTCCACCACCTTAAGATCCATTTCGATGTTTTGCTTTCTAGTCTCGAGTATCTTTTCCTTTTCGTTGCTCATAGTCAGTGATTTGTTTTTCGCACCACTTGTGAGCCTGATCCAGCTCACCCTCTTCAAAGTTGTTTATTGCCATCTCCATTTCTTCTTCATTTGCGCGGAAGAATCTGGCAAACCACTGTGGTTCAAATAAGTCCATCATTTCAATGGTACAGTCGCACCCAGATCCCTTGATGGTGCCCTTGAATTTGTTCCACTTTATTTCCATCCTATTCTCTCTCCAAACCTTTTCCTTCCCCAGCATTCATCCTCGAGAAGTGCCTTGTATGGTGTGTAGCATCCGCAACCCAATACGGATCCATCAAATGGGCGACACCTTTTGCTATAGCTGTTAAATATTGGGCACCTGTAACAAATCATCATTCGGGAGAACCATTTCCGTCTCCCTACCCTTTTTACAGCAATTTTTATCGCAGCCTTAAGGATGGCAACATACTGGGGAAGCCTTACATCGTCCCCGAAAGCTACTTTTATAAATTCCTTAAATCTACGATATGAGATCACATTGAAAAATATCTTTCACCCAAACCCATGGTCGTAGGTCTACCCCCATGAATTTTCTTGAGTGACTCCACCCTCGGATCAGCTGAACGCACACCACCAGCTCTTTGTGCGGCTTCTTGCGCTGCTGCTTTTCCTACCTGGTCAACATATGTACCACCACCTGGTGACATTGCACCTGCACCGGGAGCCACCATCATGCCTGGTGGCTGAGCAAGATTGACTGGTCGATTAAGTGGTGTTTGCGATCTGGGGGTTACTTTTATTCCACCCCCTTGCTGTCTAGGATTCACACCATTTGAGAAAACTCCTGCCGCAGGTTGTTCCTGTGGAAGCAAACCTTTGATTACATCAGCAGTCGCACCAAGTTTATTCAAAGCACCAAGTCCAGTACCAAGCGCACCAACCGGTGCATCCATGAATCCCTTTGCAATCAATTCATTCTGTGCCATCTGATCCATTGCCTGTTGAGCCACGAATGGATTCTTATCTACGGTATCAAATGGATTTACTCCATACACCTGAGCGGTGGCGGGTCCACCGAAAGGCTGACCGGGGCCACCAAATAACCCAAGACCACCCTTACCCAGGAATCCATCGGCGGGACTAATCCCAATA